ATGTTATTGCATTAATAGAAACTTTGGAAGGTTATGCTGTAGATCCTAATTATATTTCTAAATTAAAAGCAACAATAGGATATCTATTAAGAGAATATCCAAACTTGTTTCATGTATCAATCAGCACTTAAAATTTTATCTAATTTTTGATTTATTTCTTTTACCTGTACTTCAATGACCGAGAGCCGTGAGTCAATACGCAACATATCTAAATCTTTTATCTTTGATTCAAGGGCCGTGACTCGTGATGACATCATCCCATTAGTGAAAGCGATACCAGCTACTATACAACCAACCCATATCCAATCACGCATATTTAACATTAACGTAATTTGTTAAGTCGTTCTTGGACAAACTCGTCAAAGACAACAGGCTCACTGGCAAAGTTATAAGGATCATTTGTTTGTACTCCTGCTATAGAAGTAGGTGTTAAGTTTACTCCACCTTGATTTACAAAATCTGATAAAGAAGATTTTTGATTCATGTCTAAACCTTGAGCATTTTCAATAGCAGCAAGGGCTTCTTTATTTTTTGTAGCTATGTTATTCGCCCATTCTTCTCCCGTGTATTTTGTTTGTTGTTGAGGGGCAAAAGCCTCATTTCTAACATAGTCTGTCATATCTGAATAACCATCTAGTTGGTTTGCACCGGTTAAAAAACCAAGTAGATCTAACGGAGCCGCAGCAATTTGCCCTGGTAAATTACCACTTTGCGCTGCTTTAACATCCTTTACTATAGGAGCTTGAACATCTTTTTCCTCAATTACACCTGATTTAAACAATTGTTGTTGAATTATAGGAGTAGAAAATTTTTGATTATAAAATGCTTCATTTATTCCAGCCTTTTTTAAGTCATCGCTTGTTATTTCTTTACCATACGTTTCTATTTCATATTCTTTTTTATTTACATCAGCTTGTTGATTTAAGTTTTCTTTAACTTGTTCTGGTAAAGCAAACACATTAGGGGATACATTTAAATTTTTTTGATTAGTAGCTTGTTCTACTAAATCTGACAAAGTACCTTGTGTATTTGCTGCTTCTGCTAATTGCAAAGCTGAACCTGTACTTAAATCTGATTCTACAATTGGAGTCTCCGGGTCATCTGGAAGAGAAAAAATAAAATTAGGATCAATTCCTCTATCAATAGCCGCTTGTCTATCCTTATCTGTAACTTCATCTTTTCCTGGTAGTGTTGGTTTTTCAAAATCTAATCCTGGTTGTCTATCGGAAATAGTAAAAGGGTCTTCATCTAATGGCGACTGTCTATTTGATCTTGTTCTTACAGCCACTGGGTCTAATGGGTATCGCACCCCTGGCATATCTTCTAAGTTGTAAGGAATCTTTTTTTCATCCATGTCAAAAAATTCTTTAGCAAAACGTACACCTGGTAATCCTTGTTGTAATTGACTAGCGACTGGATACATTTCTGAATAGGCTTCTGGATATTCGTTTTGTATTTGTCTTGTTGGATCTATATAATCTTGATCCATTGTTTCTTGGAACACATCTAAACCCGGACCGGTAAGCATAGGGCTACCATCACTTGTTCTCATAATTTTTCCGTCAGAAGTTCTAAGAACTCCTCCAGATTTTTCAGCTCTTTTGTATCCTAATTTTTTTACAAACTTTTTTTGTCTTGAGCGAAGATCTTTAACTTTATCTGTATCTCCTTTTTGTAAGGCTGTCTTAATTCGTCTATCAAGACTACCTACACTTTGTTGTAAACTATTTTGAGTATTACCTTTAGAAGCAGTTCTTGCTGCAGCATCTCTACCTGTAAGATATTGAGGTTCTGATTTTTTTTTCTTACCACTAGCTCTAGCCGCCGCTATACCTCTATTACCATCAGTTTGTTGGCGTCTTTCAGCAACTCGTTTATTAACTTTTTGTTGACGTCTAAGCCTAGATCTTCTGCCCCCAGCACCTCGGTTGGGTCTGTTTGGCCTACTTCTTTTAGGTCTACTTGGCCTTTTATTTTTAGTTCTTTTTCCCGGTGGCGGCATTATGTTCTCCTTGCTGCTATAGCTTCAGTTATATCAATATCTCCGCTTTTGGCAAGTTGAGATGTGTCGGATTGGTTAAGTACATTACCTGTATTAGTAGGAATATTAGGTTGAATCATTGGAGGAAGAGCAGTTAAATCAGCACCGTATGCATCTTGAGCCGATGGATATACAACATTAGGTGTTCTGTCTTCTTCTCGTATATCAAATTCAAATGGCTTATCAAACAATCCTTCTGGGTCATCAAATAAATTACTTAACCCAAAATTTTGAAAAATTGGAGAGATTAAATTCATTAAAGTAGGTAATGGATCAGGTTTATTTCTAAGCATAGCATTTTCTCGTATAACTTTTAAACTAAATTCAGAAGGTTTAAATGGGTTGCTTCTGTTGTTTATAAGTCTTGTAGCTTTAGACTTTGAAAAACGATTACTTAATGTTTTTATAATTTCACCTTTACTTAGTCCTAAATTTTCTGCTGCTCTAATTTTTTTATATAATATTTTATCAGCTTCTTTCATTCTTTCATTGGCTTCTGCATATGCAGCTACTATTTCTTCTGGTGAAGCATCACCATTTCGTGCTGCTTTTTCAAAAACAGATTTTGCAGCATCTATTGACTCCTGATTATCTCTAGATTTAAATTGTAATCCTTGTTCAATAAAAGGGTTTTGTATTCTAAAACCAAGAAGTCCTAATGCTTCGTTAACAGGTTTGTATCCTCGATTATATTTTTGAACATTACCTACACCTGATAAATAAGTTCTGTATATTTGATTAAAAGAACCAGGTGCTGCACGTTTAGCAAATTCCATTATAGCTTTACCTACTATTTCGCCAGGACCATCTCCTGGATTCCAAACTCTTACACCGTCTTTGGTTTCCCCACCTCTAGCAAAAATATCTAAATAGTATTCTGTAATTATTGCCTCAGAAGCAAACGGTTGAAGAAATTCTTTACCCGCATCTATGGCTCCTTGCATAACTGCGCTTGTCAGTCCTTTCTCATCTGTTATCCCTTGATTTATTCCATTCATTGCAGCACGAAGAGGTCTAGTTAAAAAATCATAAGCATTACTGTGCGAGTAATCTATGTAAAATATTTGACCATTTTGTTTAATAGGGATGAGTGTAGAATTTTGAGACCATTCTGGTAAAAATTCTCGTAAAGAATTTATTGTTTCATTACTAACACCTGTCATAAACTGTGCTGTTTCTTGAACTATTTTACCAGAACCAACACCAAATAATCCTGCGCCTAACAATCTTTGAAATCCTATTCCTCTTGTTAAAGGATCAGCAAATTCTTTTGCTCCTTGATTAATAGTATTAATACCTGTTCGTAAAATTTCTGCTGGGAAAGAAACAAAGTTTCCAAATGGTGCTTTACGTAATCCTTGAATCCATCTTCCTACATAATCGTAGTTAGGAATATTATTACGAACCGTTTCGGCTGCATATTCTTTTACAAATTGATTATAACCTTTTTCGTCTAATAAATTAGTAATACCATATTTATCTCTTGCTAACTCTCCATATTTTTTAACAAATTCTTCTGGATTATTTTGACGTAAATTATCCCAAACTCTTTTGTATTTACTTTGTTCAGCAAACCAATTCTGTATTTTATAAAAATCATCTTCCGCAGAATACAAACTTCGAGCACCTTCTCTTAATCTTTTTAATCCTTTTGGTTGTTTAAACCTACCTAAAACATTTAAAAATTGACCTTCAGATGTTAAGTTTTCTAATCCACTAGACATATCGTCAAGTAATCTTGTTAAGTCTCCTAGTCTTGCACTAGTATTTACAATACCTAATCGTTGCATTTCTTTATATTGATTTAAAGCTTCCTCATATTTTTTAGTGCCTACAGTATCTTTATATAATCGCCTACCTGCTTGTGTTTCAAACTGTCCTTTGGTTATGGCTTTGGTAATATCAAAAGATCTTTTAAAATCTTTTATAAAAGTAGCTGGACTAAATAAATTACCATTCATTCCTGAAAAATGTAATGCACTAGCTACGTTTCTAAAGTGAGTAATAGGAGATAAAGTAGTTTTAGATTCTTGTATTAAAGCTTTTGGTGCAAGAAGAAGTCCGTTGTATAATGGACTATCAAACATTCCTGTTTTTTTGTTTATATCCGACATACGTTCAATTGCGGTAGCTATTCCATCTGAAGTAAACTTTCCATTTAAAGGATTCCATGTGTCAGTTATTATTTCTCTCATAAACTTTTGTCCTCCCTGACTTACAGTTCCTTCTTCAAAAATATATTTTCCCAATCCATCATCAAGTACCTTATTAAAATATTTAGAAGAGGTAAGAAAATTATTTATTCTGTTAGAAGTCTCTAGTAATTGTATACTTGGGTCTTTAATTTCTCCTAATAATGCACGTATTTCTTTTGGTACTTGTTGTCTTGCTTTGAATATTTCACCATCAACTGATTTTAAACGTTCAAGAACACCACCTAAACTTTTCATTTTTCCTGATTCTAATATAGCTGTAATTTCTGCATCCATTGCTTCACGTTGAGGACCACTAAAAGGGACAAATCTTTCGTTTCCTTTTGAACCAATAACTTTTCCATATTCACCAGGATTTTTTTCCGCTATAAATATTTTAGCTTTTTCAATAATGTCTCTTCCTTTATCAGTCTTATAAAGAGTCTCTAGCCATTCTTTTTTTACTTGGTCTGAACTTCCAATTGCTCGGTAACTTCGTGTTAAATATTCTCCTATGTTAGCAGCTACTGCTTGAATAAAAGGTTCATTGTGAGCTACAGCTAATGGATTTTTCATTAAAGTTTCACTTAAATTATCTACATGAGATCTTACTTTATTTACTGTTTCAATTAATTCTTTAGGAATTTTAGTAGCATCTTTTGCATTTTTAGGGGCAGTAAGATAATCATAAATTGATTCCATAATTTCTTCTCGTTTTTTTATACCCACATCATCCAACGCACCACCTAGAGGGTCTATAAGATCTTGGACATCATTTTCTAATTGTCTTACTAAATTATTTGCTTCGGTTAATGCCGCACGTTGTTCGCCTACTCTTTTTCTCCAAGCATCAAACATCTTAGGAGTTTGAACTCCTCGTGCTCGTAAGTTTGCTAAAACTTTATTATCAAACCAACGAAGAATATTATTAGCACTAAATTGAAAACCTTCCTCTAATTGTGTAACTTGAGGAACTCTTCTACCAGTCTTCACTGATCTTTTTTTTGTAAGACCTGAAACAGGATCTACATAATCTTCTAATTTAGTTTCATCTACCATACGAGTTACACGATCAGGACCTCCAGTACTTCTGGTAATTATTCCTTTAGCTGTCGGTACTGCTTTTTGCCAAGCAAATTTAAATAAAGGAATTACTCCTTTTTCAAACGCACCAAAACCTAATGCTCCTTCTAAACCAAACTTAAATCTATTTTCTAAATTTCTTACTGCTTCTTTTCTTCCGGTTTCCCCTTGTTTTTCTCGTTGTTCTGTTAGACCAAAGCCCATCATATCACCTAATGTACCTAGATCTTCGGTTTTTGCTGCAAGTTCTGCACCTCCAACTGCAGCCATACGTGTAAGTGTAGGCATCCGTCTCGCTGTTTTTGCTAATGTCCCTACTTGTTTTGCTTTAATTAAAACATTAGCTCCTTTTAATGCTATACCTCCAGGTACACCAAGTTGAGTTAAAATTTCTGTTACTGTTCCAGTCCAACGATCATCAGCAAAATCTTCCATCTTGTTAAAAAAATCATTTTCATCAAATTTTTTTTCTACTTCTTTTGTAAGTTCGGTTCCTGCACCAAGATCAATTAACGTTGTACCGAGGGTCGTGATTCCTTCTACAGCTTTTCCTGCCCCTGATATAACACCTGCAGCAGCAGATTTTAAATACCCGGCTCTGTCGTCATCTATTCCTAAATGGTTTTTTATTTTGGTCATGGCTTCTTCATTAGATAAACCATCTGGAAGGCTATATTCCTGCCCTTGATATGTATAAAGTTGAGCCATTTACTCTCCTAGTCTAATGATATGACTTCTTTTTTTTCTTCTACTTCTTCTGAAACTTGTCCTTCTCCTGAAACAACAGCCCACCCTCTGTTTATAATATCTGCAATCTCGGGATCCGTGTATTGTTTTAAAGTACTAGGGTTTTGTGTTCCTCCTAGACTAGCATAAATTTGTGCAGCAAATTCTTTTCTACTTGTAGTTGCCCCAGATTTAGCCATGTTAACTAAGTCTTCTTCGGCGATAGTAAGTTTACCATCAGCTCCAGTAAACATAGCAGTTAATGTTCCTAAGTTTCTTTGAAAAGTTGTACCCTCTGGATCAGCTTCTGCAAGTCTATCTAATTGTGCTTGTTCTGCTTCAATACCCGCTTTTACTCCTGCCATTTTTATTTTATCTGCTCTGTCTTTGGCAGCCATACCTATAGCTGTAAAAGTTTTTAAAGGATCTTTAGCAGACCTAGCAATCTTATCCATAAAGTTTCCACCTCTTGCACTAGCTAAGTTTAATCCAAATTCTGTTAAAGCTGCAAAGCCTCCTTTTCTAACTTGATCCTTACCATCGCCTAAATATTTTTCAAAGATGTCTATTCTTTCTTTAATAAGCTCATCAAGATCTCCTTTTTCTATTTTTTTGCCTAAATCATTTGTTTCTTTTTCTATTTTTTTAAGTCCTTTTTCATTAGATTCTTTTATTCCTGGTTGTCTGTCGCTTGGTATAATTGTTTCTTTTTCTTCTACAATTTCTTCTTCTTCTTTTCCTTTCCATGAATCAGGTATAAGTTCAGATAATCCCCACATTCCTCCCGCAAAAGTAGGTATTCCAAACAATCCTGTTTTAATTATTTGTCCTGTAGTAGGAGCATATGCTCCAGCATTAAAAGCGCCATAAGGTACAGGTGCTTTTGAAGAAGAAAGAGTAACTGTTTCTTTAGTTCCTGCCACATTTGGTGGAGCTTTACTTGTTTTAGTTTTACTTCCTCTCCAAAGACTAGGAAGTTTATTTTTAACTACTGCAGGAAGATTTTTTATTTTCGGATATATTTTTTTACCACCTTGAATCAAATACGGAAGACCTTGTTTTCCTACATACCAAGCACCTTGACCTGTTGTTGTTATTAATTTTCCTACCATTGCATACTGCACGGGTTTAATTCTCCCATCTTTCATCTTCGCAAACATAGGTCTGTCTAAAACTTTTGGGTTTGATTTTTGTATATTATTTAAACCCATTTTAATTACCTTGGAATTGATTGTAAGCTCCTAGTCCTGCAATACCAAGTCCTAGTGCTTGAGTAAATGGATTGGTTGAAGGTTGTTGAGTATACTGATATTGACCACTTGGAACTCCTCGTAAAATATCACTAGCAAATCCAAGTCTAGTAAATGGTTCACGTTGAGCCATTATTTCTTGTTGTCTTTGAGCATCCAACATTCCTTGACCTAGTTGTTGTTTCATACCACCTATACCTAGAAGTGATTGGATATCTTGTTGACCTAATTGTGAACCAAGAGCGCCAAGTCCAGCCATAGTTTTACCTGTGCTTGCTTGACCTAAACCTAGTTGACCTAAACCTTGACCTGCCTGTAATGCTCTTCGTTGTTGATCACCAAATGCTCCCATTGCTGCACCTTGTGCTTGTTGAAAGTTTCTTGACATGTCTTCAAAGATACGTCTTGATTTAATGTCAGCTAAATTTTTCCCCATTTCTGCTTCTTGAACACCCATACGTGAGCCACCAAAAGCACCTACTTGTTGCGCTTGAGCAGCTAAACCTTGTTTAGCAATATCAGCTTGACGATCATATTCTTTAAGAGCTTCTTGTGTAACCTGTTGTTGATAAGGATTCATGAAAGCTTGTGCCTGATTAGGATTATAGGCTTGTGCTCCGCTTAATAATTGTCCTGCTCCAACAGCTTGTGTAGTAGCACCAAGTCCCGCTTGTTGTCCCGCTTGTTGTAAGTACGGCGCATACGAACCAATACCTTGACTAGCTAAAGTAAATGCTTGTTGCTGCTCTGGTGAAAAACTTGCAAATTTAAATTGTGGAGTAGGTTGAGATATACCTGCTCTACCAAACTTTCGTAAGTTAAAAGCCTCATCAGTTTCACCTGTTTTTTTAACAGCCTTTGGGTCTCCATATACGGAGGTTAATAATTGTTCCGCCCTCTTTTCTATGTAAGGGGGTTGTGCAGTAATATTTGTGTAAGTTTCAACCATTATGTTCTTGCTCCGTAATTATTTTGTATACTGTATAAAAATTTTGATCCTCTTTCTCTTTCATCTTCTCTTCCTTTAGCACCCATCGCTGCGCCAAGTCCTCTAACTGTTCTTGCATTAACAACAAATTCTCCATCACTTAGCATCGCTGGTATTTCATCACTTGTCTCGGTTCCTGGTCCTGCTATCTTACCATTCTTACGAGGAAAGTCCCCACCATCTGCTAAACTTATTATCCCTCCATTAGCTAAATTAAAGCCATAAGGTTTATTAGCACTACCATAAGGTATTAATTGAGGAGGTGCAATATCCGCTTGACCTAGATCTCTAAAGCCTGCATATTTTCCGTATACATCTTCATATTCTGATGTTGCTTCTTCTTCACCGCCAGCACCTATAGCACCTGCTACACCTAAACCCGCTAATGCAGATTTCATTGGATTAGCTTTAATCCATCCAAGTCCTTTTTGAAGTATATTTTGTTTAGGGAAAGTAGCTGCTTGCATAGGTCTTCCAGCAATTTCTCTTGTTATGTTAGCGCCTACGGGTTTATTAAATATTCCCCCTAATCCCTTGCCAGCTTGAACACCTCCAAATTTACTAAGGGCTCCTCCTGCTAATCCCGATAGAGCTGCAAATTTAAGGGCTTCCTGTGGGCTTTTACCGGCAACTAAACTTCCAAGGCCACCACCAATGGCGGAACCTAGCATTGGTCCTCCGTATAAAAATCCTAGTCCTGCACCTACTGCCGGTGCTATTTTTTTTGCTGCTTTAAAAATCTTTTTTAGCATGTTCTCCTTTTGCAAGTCATGATTGTGTGTTATAAGCAAGGAGGCTAAACTTGTAGAAATGCCAATTTAATTATATATTTATAGGCAAATTATTGCTATATGACAATAGATATTTATAGCTAACCGAAAGGAAAGAATGATGGCTACTAAAAAAACACCCACTCCTGTAGTTCCCGCACCTCCATATGGAAGACCTTTAAATAAAGATGAAATAGAATTTGTAAAAGAAAATATAAAAAAACTACAAGAATATGGGCAAAAGAAAAAGAAAAAGAAATGAGTAAGGAAAAAACTAAAGTAGATTTTCACGCAATTAGACCTTTTGGTCCTACAATATTACAGGGAAAACTACCGGATCAGTTAATTAAAATACTTGATGATAGAGCAACAGAGTTGTTTGATGATGAAAAATTATCAAAAGAATATGATCATTCAATGAATTTAGCGGGTAATGTCAAACAAGAAGTTCGTTATCCTACTGAAGATTTAGGGGGTAAAGAATTCAAACCTTTAATAGATGCTATAGGTCAAATTGTTAAACAATATATATCTATACCTCCAGCTAGTGATACCATATCACCTGCATTTGTAGGTTCAATGGTTATTGAATCTATGTGGGCCGTGAGCCAATGGTCGGGAGACTTTAATCCTTTTCATATACACCAAGGAGAATTATCAGGTGTAATTTATTTACGGGTACCACCTAGTTTAAAAGAAGAATATAAAAAAGAAGATCACTATCCTTGTGTAGGAGATATAATTTGGCATTGTGGTCAAGCTGCAACTTTTAGCGGACACAAACATCAAGCAACCCCTGAAGTTGGAGCAATTTATCTTTTTCCTTCTTGGTTATCACATGGTGTTTATCCATTTAGAACACAAAACGAAGAAAGAAGATCGGTGTCTTTTAATTTACATTTAAAGAAAAAAGAACCTATTAATGATTGACATTGATAAAGTTCCAATGGTCCGTGTGACGTGGCTCGATGCCCGTGATACAGAAACCGGGTGGCTTGACATAAAAGAAATTATTAATGCACCGTTGGCCGTGTGCCAAGAAGTAGGTTGGATGATTACTAATAATGATGAAAGAATAGTTATTATGAGATCTTACAGTAAAGACAAAGACGATGTATCTGGAGGAGGTGCTATTGCCATACCTAAAGGATGGATAACAAAAATAGAATATTTAGAGGTAAGTTATGCAAGAAATAATTCTTAAAAAATTAAGTGTTATAAAGACAAGTGTTAACATTGAATTATTAAATATAATTAATCAATATGTAAAAGAACACGGGGACAAATTTAAAAGTAGAAAATGGAATTGTAATTCTGCAACATCTCATAATTTATGTCATAATATATTACATGATGTTATTGAGTTTAAAAATGTTAGAGAAGCCATACACGAACAATTAGCTATTTATTTTGAGGCAGTTCAAAAAAGAAGCATTCCGTTTTTAATAAATGAATCTTGGATAAACATAATTGATAAATGGGGGTATCAAGAATTTCATGAACATAGTCCTGCTTTTGTTGCAGGAGTTTTATACATATCCGAACAAAACTCAGACATAGAATTTGCTACTTTTCCTAGTAGTAGTAAAACATTAATTACTCCTAAAAAAGGAGATTTATTATTTTTTGAGGGCAATGTTTTTCATAGAGTTATTGACTCAGATAAAAAACGAATTTCTTTAGCTTTTAATATTCATGCACCATAATAAAAATACAAAATCAGATTTACAATCTTTCGGTGATAGCTCTAATAGATTTACATTAAACATATTTTATAAAGATGTCACATAAGATCTTCATAGGTACCCCTTGTTACGGAGGTATGCTTACAGCAGATTATTTTAAAAGTTGTTTGCAACTTATTGCTTTAGCCGCTCAAAAAAAAATAGAAATACAAATTGGTACAATCGGTAATGAATCATTAATAACACGAGCTCGTAATACTTTAGTTCAATTATTTATGGATGAAAAAAAATATACTCATCTTTTATTTATTGATGCTGATATTGCTTTTAATCCTGAATCAGTTTTTCGCATGTTAGATTTAGATAAAGATGTAATAACAGGTGTTTATCCTCGTAAACTAATTGATTGGACAAAAGTTAAAAGAAGAGTGATTGAAAACCCTAATATAAAAGAAGATGAATTGCACGCAGCTTCTTTGCAATATAATTTAAATGTTAAAGATCCTAATAATGTTAAAGTTGAAAAAGGATTTATTGAAGTATTAGACGGTGCAACAGGTTTTATGTTAATAAAAAGACAAGTGTTTGAGAAAATGGCTAAGGCCTATCCTGATTTAAAATTTAAATCTGACCAACATTTAAATCAACCACATGATACAGAATTTAATTATCATGATACATCTGATTGGAACTACGCATTTTTTGATACTATGGTGGAACCAGAAACTAAAAGATATTTATCTGAAGATTATTCTTTTTGCCGTTTATGGCAGAAAATAGGTGGTAAAATATATGCGGATATTCTTAGCGGTATGACTCACTTTGGTAATTACCCTTTCAAAGGTAATGTAGCCACTCAATTCTTGCCACAAAACAATAAATAATTTAGTATACTCCAACATGAAATTGACTGATTTAAAGTTCCAACCTGGTATAGATAAACAAGATACTGCTTATTCAGCAGGAGACCAACGTAAATATGTTGACTCTGATTTTGTACGTTTTCACTACGGAAAACCTGAGAGATGGGGTGGCTGGGGATATTTACCTAGCCCTAATAAAACTATTGTGGGCGTGGTCCGTGATACACATTCTTGGCTAGGTTTAGATGGAACCAAATATTTAGCTTTAGGAACAGATAGAAAATTATATCTTTTTACAGGTGGTGGTTTTACTGATATTACTCCTATTAGAGAAACAGCTTCTTTAACAAATCCTTTTACAACAAATGGCACTACTACAGTAACTGTTACAGATGCAGCTCATGGCGCTGCTGAAGGTGATTTTGTAACCTTTGATTCTTTTTCAGCTATTGATGGTTTAGATATGAATCAAGAGTTTGAAATTACAACGTATGTAGATGCTAGTACATATAAAGTTACTCATACTAGCACAGCTTCTGGATCAACTTCAGGAGGTGGAGGAACAGGAAATGCTAATTATCAAATAACTACAGGACCTGCTACTTCTACTTTTGGATATGGTTGGGGAACTCTAACATGGAATTTAAGCACTTGGAACACTCCTAGATCAAGTTCAAGTCTTGTATTGTCAGCACGTCAATGGTCTTTAGATAATTTTGGAGAAGATTTAATTGCTACTGCTTTAAATGGTGGTACTTTTATTTGGGACACATCAAGTGGATTAGGAACTAGAGCAACAGCTTTATCCAATGCACCAACAGCTTCTAGATTTAGTTTGGTTTCTACAGATACTAGACACTTATTAATTTTTGGAACAGAAACAACAATTGGAAATACTGGAACTCAAGATGATTTGTTTTTTAGATTTTCTGATAGAGAAAATGCTACTGATTATACTCCTGTAGCTACTAATGAAGCAGGTTCCCTTCGTATTTCTGATGGTTCTAGAATAATAGGTGCTGTAAAATCTGCGGGTCAGATACTTGTTTGGACCGATACATCTTTACAAGGTATTCAATTTGTTGGCACTCCATTTACTTTTGGAATGAGACAACTTGGTGCTAACTGTGGATTAATAGCACAGCATGCGGCAATAGAAGTAAATGGAAAAGCGTATTGGATGTCGGATGATTCCTTTTATTTGTATGATGGTGTTGTTAAAAAAATGCCTTGTTCTGTGCAAGATTATGTATTTGATGATCTTAGTTATACAAACAGAAATGATATTGCCGTTGGGTTAAACACAGCGTTTAACGAAATTATTTGGTACTACCCTTCAGCAAATGCTACACAAATAGATAGAGGCGTTGTTTACAATTATTTAGAAAATACTTGGTATACATTAACTTTAGATAGAACAACTTGGCTTGGTGCTTATGTATATGAATTACCAATAGCCACAGAATATAGCACAAGTGTAACAGCAAATGTATCTACTATATTAGGTTTGACCGCAGGAGCTTCGTATGTTTATGAACATGAGACAGGTAATAATCAAGCTAATGGTGCAGCAATTACAGCTTTCTTAACTACAGGTTCAGTAGAAATAGGAGATGGGGACGAGTTAATGTCAGTTAGTAAATTAGTTCCTGACTTTGATAATTTATCAAACACCTTAACAGCTACCTTAACTTTAAATCAATATCCACAATCCACTAATAGTGTTTCTACTTCAGGAACTATCTCTAGCACAACACAGAAAATTAATGTAAGAGGGAGAGGCAGGGCAGTAAAAATTAAATATGAAACTAACACAATTAATGACACAGCTTGGAGACTTGGATCAACAAAGTTACAACTTAGACAAGACGGAAGAAGATAATGGCTAAAATTACAATAACAAGATTACCAAACGCAACATCAGAGTATAGTGCTACTCAGTTTGACCAAATGATAAATTTGTTAGATCAAATTATTTTTTTGCTTAACACAAACTATCAAAGCGAATTAAAATCAGAGGCGGAGGCGGAGGCTTTTTTCTTTGGCTAATGTATTTAAAAGCGCAATGTTGGATGTCACCACGACAGACCTAACAATTTTAATTACCGTGCCAACAGCTGATCCTGGTGCTTCTCCTTCCGTGCCCCCTACTACAGCATTAGTGAAATCTATTTTGGTTTGTAATGATTCAGCTAATACCACTCTTCTTGATATAGAAGTCTTGAGATCATCAGCGACGTTTGAAGTATTTAAAGAAAAAAGTGTTGCTACAAAAACAACAACAGAATTATTAGAACAACCATTAGTTTTACAAGAAAGTGATGTTATGAAAGTCCAAGCAAATGCAGCTAATCAAGTACATATTACTGCAAGTTATATGGAGATTACGAAAGGACAACTTTGATTAATCTTCATTCTTTATTTATAACTCCAGTTTTTTCTCTTCAACTTAAAGATTATGAACATCTTAGCGATGCTATATACCAATTAAAAGAAAAAGATCAAAAAGGAATGCCTCGATCAAATATAGGCGGATGGCATAGTAATGATGAAATACATGAAATAAAAAAATTTAAACCTTTAGTTAATGATATTCTTAAATACGCTAAAGATTGTTTTAATCACATGGATGTAAAAGATAATTATGTTCCTGAAGTGACTGGAATGTGGGGCATGATAAATCCACCAAGATCTAGAAATAATGTTCATACTCATCCCTATAACTATCTATCTGGTGTATTTTATTTAAAGGCACCTAAAAAAAGTGGCAGTATTGTGTTTCTAGAGCCTAAACCACAGTCAGAGGTACTATCACCCCCAAAAACAGATAAAGCTTCTATACACCTCGCTCATAGCGTACAATGGGAACCTGTTGAAAATTCCTTGATTTTTTTTCCTTCATGGTTACAACATGAAGTACAAACAAATAATTCTGATAAAGATAGAGTTATTATTAGTTTTAACATAAATTGGAGAGACAAAGATGCCGATAGTTGAACCCGCTGAATTACTAGGACACATTACAACAAGTGATGGAAGAAGAATTCCTCACTATAAAGTAAAAACTGAAACAACGATTACTCACGTTGATACAGGTGTTGAATATGAATCAGAAAATGCAGCTCAAGCTGATGTTGATAATCCAGGGACATCTACAACTGCTGAAAAGATTAGAAGAGATGTAAAAGTATTTGCTCCTTCTTTAGAAGATATGCTAGGTGAAACACCTGAATAATTAAGCACTACAAGCTTCACAATCAATTTCTGAAGAATTGCCGTTTAACATAACTTGTTCATCTGAAGTATTATGACAAGCACATCCTTGAAGATGTCTTGCAAAAGCATCACTTAATCTTTCTTTCTCTCTTTCTAATTGTAATAAACGTTCATGATATCTGCTCACCTTATCTACAAGGGTAGCTATAGCCTTCAATACTTCTTGATTTTCCATAATTTCTCCTGATTTTTTAATTTTGGGTGAGATCTAATTTAAACATGTGTACAGAATATATCAAGCAATCTTTTTAAAATTGTTTTCTTGACAGCGAATTCATGCTATGAAAGAGGCAGAAAAAGAATGCAATTAGTTAATAATTATTTCATTATAGAAAATGCTGTTCCAGACAGATTTTGTAATTATATTCTTGAATATGGAAAAAACTTAAAAGAAAAAGTAGCCACTATTGCAGGTGCTGATGAAAAACAAAAAGAAGAATTAGAAAAAACAAGAAAATCGAACGTTGTTTGGTTAACTGAAAAATGGTTATATAGAGAAATACAACCATTAGTTCATGAAGCTAATGCACAAGCAGGTTGGAATTTTCAATGGGATAATACAGAGTCATGTCAATTTACAAAGTATGAAGGTTCAAAGAAACAATTTTATCATTGGCACACAGATTCTGGTGCAGACGTTCTTGATAATCTACCTATGAGAAAAATTTCTGCTACTTTAATTTTGGTAGACAGAGAAAATTATAAAGGCGGTGATTTTGAAATATGCATTCCACATCCTGAAAAATCAAAAATTATTACTATTGAACTTCGTAAAAGAGGCACAATGATATTTTTTCCTTCTTTTGTTTGGCACAGAGTTACTCCTGTTACTGAGGGAACAAGATGCTCATTAGTTTGTTGGAATACAGGGAAAAAATTTATATAACAATTTTAAGGAGATAAAATGAGTTTTCAAAAAAATAAATATGAAATAGTTAAAAAAGCAATTACTAAAGAATTAACTAGTTTTTGTTATGCTTATTTTTTAAACAAAAGAAAAGTTGCAGATTATTTATTTAATTCAAAATATATTTCACGTTTTGATCCTACTTGGGGAACGTGGGCCGATGAACAAATACCAAACACATACTCTCACTATGCTGATTTAGTTATGGAAACTTTATTAGAAAGAGTTCTTCCAAAAATGATACAAACAACAAAACTTAATCTTATTCCTACTTATAGTTATGCTCGAATATATAAATATGGTGATATTTTACATCGACATAAAGATAGACCATCGTGTGAAATATCATGCACTCTTAATTTAGGCGGAGATGAATGGCCTATATATTTAGATCCTACTGGAGAATTTGGTAATAAAGGTAAAAAGGTTATTCTTAAACAAGGAGATATGTTAGCTTATAGTGGATGTGATTTAGAACATTGGAGAGAAACTTTTAAAGGTCAAGATTGTTGTCAAGTTTTTTTACATTATAATAATACTGAAGGTGATTTTGAACAAAAAAACATTTATGATAATAGACCTTTTTTAGGTCTACCAGGAGACTTTAAAAATAATGGATAATTTACAAGAAAAATTTAATTTTTTAAAATCAAGAAAATATGAAAAGTCTAATCACCCTGGGGTAGAAGTTTTTTATGATAAACAAACTTTTTTAAAAATAAATAAAAAAACAAAAATTACTTTAACACCAGGAAATGTTTTATTTATAATAAAAAAAGCAATTGGTTTAAAAGAAGGGGCTTTAAAAATTTTAGAAGAAGCTGAATTACATAATGAAACAAATCAAAATATGTATTGTGTTTTAACAAATTGTTTATTTTCAGAAGAATATACGAACAATAAAATTTTTATAAAAACAGGTAATAGTGAAAGGGCTTTAATATGAAAGTAATTGATAATTTTTTACCAAATGACATACATCAACAATTCGTTGATTTATTAATGTCAAACGATTTTCCATATTATTTTATTGACGGTGTAGCTAACATAAATGGAACGGAAGATGATTTTATATTTTTTCACAATCTTTACGGCAATCCACATAATTTTAATCATTCTGGTGGAGAGATTGTTAGTAGATATTTTAATATGATAGCAATGCCATTATTAGGTAGATTAAATTTTAACAATTTATTAAGAGCAAGAGTAAATTTGTATACAAGAAAACACGAAGGGGTAATTAGTGATTTTCATCAAGATTTAGAGGAAAGACATACTGTTGCTTTATACAATATAAATTCTAATAACGGAGTAACTGTATTTAAAACAGGAGAAAAACTTCCTTCGGTTGCAAATCAAATGATTATTTTTGATGGTAAATTAGATCATGCAGTAATACCTCAAACAGATACGAAGTTAAGAGTAAACATTAATTTAAATATTTTATGAAAGTAATTAATAATTTTTTACCTGATGAAATACATCAACAGTTTGTTGATTTGTTAATGTCAAATGATTTTCCATATTTTTACATAGATGGTTTATCTCACACAGACGGAACTGAGGATGATTTTCACTTTCTTCATAATCTTTACGGCAATCCACACAATTTTGATCATTCAGGGGGAGAGATTGTTAGTAGATATTTTAATCGTTTAATCATGCCTATATTAGGAAGACTTCCTCTTACTTTTAATAATTTATTAAGAGCAAGAGTAAATTTATTAACAAGAGCCAAGAACCCAATAATAAGTAATTTTCATAGAGATTTAGAAGATAAACATACAGTTGCATTATATTATTTAAATTCAAACAATGGTGAAACTGTTTTTAAAACAGGCGAAAAAGTTCCTTCAGTTGCAAACCAAATGCTTATTTTTGATGGTCATATGGACCATGCTGTTATTCCACAAACAGATGAAAAAGTAAGGGTTAATATTAATTTAAATTTATCATGAAAGTAATTGATAATTTTTTACCTAATGAAATACACCAACAGTTTGTTGATTTGTTAATGTCAAATGATTTTCCATATTATTATATTGATGGAAATAATTTTTTATTAACTAATACAGATAATAAAGCTGAAGATGATTTTTTATTTTTTCATAACCTCTATGGTAATCCACACAATTTTAATCATACAGGAGGAGAAATAATAAGTAAGTATTTTAATATGTTAGTAATGCCTTTATTAGGTAAATTAAATTTTAACAATCTACTAAGAGCAAGAATAAATTTATACACAAGAAAACATGAGGCAATTATGAGTAATATGCACAGAGATATAGAAGAAGAACATACCGTTGCTTTGTATTATTTAAATTCTAATAACGGAGTAACTGTATTTAGAGAAGGTAAAAGAGTACCCTCAGTGGCAAACCAAATGCTTATTTTTGATGGTAAATTATACCATGCTGTTATTCCACAGACAGATAAAAAAATAAGAATAAACATAAACCTAAATTTATCATGAAGAAGAAAACGCAATACAAAATATTTGACAATTTTTTAGATCAAAAAACTTTTTTGATGATTCAAGAATTAGTAATGTCTCCCGAACTACCTTTTTTTTATAATGCTATTTTAAATTATGAACAAGGAGACGATTATGAAAAGCATAAATATGATTATTATTTTACGCACCTTGCATATAAAAACGACAGAGATAATTTAGTAAAAGGGGGGAGACAAAGTGTTTATTTAGAAAATTTTATGCCAATAGTAGAGAAGCTTAGTGTTTCTTCTTTATTAAGAATTAAAGTTAATTTTTATCCACGAACAGAAGAAATGAAAATACATGCTGCTCATACAGACTACCCTTTTGATCACAACGGTGCACTATTTTATATTAACACTTGTGATGGTTATACGGTGTTAGAAGACGGAACAAAAATTGAAAGCATTGCAAACAGAGTTTTGGTTTTTAATGGTGGTTCTCTACATTCATCAACTTCTTGCACAAATGCACAAGGTAGATTTAATGTTAATTTTAATTACTTTTAATTATTCTCCAGGATAAGCATTTTGCCAACGCATAGATAAACCAACAAAAGGTTTTTTATTTTTATTTTGTGTAATGCTATGACGTAAGTAAGAAGGAAACATAACAAATCTTCCTTTTTTAAAAGTAACTGCGTATCTTCTTTTTTTATGTCTTCCATATTCATGTTCAAATATTATTTCACATGGTTTATCTCCGGGATCTAAACAAAAAACTAAAGACATGTCAGGAGACTCTTCATAATCCCAATCATTAATATGATGATGTGATCCAATACTTTCATTATGATTTAAATAAATACCATACAAAGAATTTATCTTTATAGGTTGCTCACATTCATAACGATAGTTATCTCTTATATAGTCAACCAACCAAGTTATGTGTTGTAAAGCATCTAATTTGTAATAATTATTATCAGAGTACCAATGTTCAGGTCTAACTCTTAGATTTTGTTTTTTACTTTTTTTAACATGATTACACATCATATCATTGTCTATTAAAAGTTTTTTTGAAAGTTGATGAACAATTACAAATTCCTCTGAAAGAACTTTCTTATCAAATAATTTGTATGTAGAAAAATTTAAATGTTTATCCACGAAGAATTACTAGCATCCCATTTAACTTGAGTGCTGTTATCATCTGGATCAACACTTAACCATCTTGTATTAGTTTCATCCCATTGTATAACATAAGGCAAATCACCTTTTAATGTTACTGATGGGAAAGCCACGGGGGGATCATACAAGCAAGTTGTGTTATTTAATGTCCATGATGAAAAAGGTTGAGGTTCTACAAAAGCGTCTTTTCCTGAATCATATATCCAACCTATACCAGGAAAATTTTTTCTATATGCTTTTGATTGGTCACTTGCTGCATTTGTAAAATTACCATCGCTATCAACATCATACTTTACCCCTGCATGTGTGCTTCGTGAACATTTTTTCCAATTTGTCCATCCATGCACATCTGTTAAAAAAGCAACTCCAGTTGCTTCATCTTCAACATTAGAATCATTTGTTGTATCTGCGTCAGCAACAACTGAAACGCTGAGAACTACATTAGAATCATTTAATTTTGCAAAGTGTGCCATTATTGAAACTTATACCTTACTACTACTAGCCCTGAACCGCCGCCAGAGCCACCATTTCTTAAACCTCCAGCAGCACCACTTCCACCGCCAGTATTAGCACTTCCAGCTTGTCCAGCGACTGGTTGACTTCCACCGTCACCGCCTCCTCCGTCACCGCCAGGAGCTTCAGGTTTTCCGCCTGGGCCTGGTCTAAAAAAACCACCACCGCCGCCGCCTGCGTATGTCACAGGAGAACCTGGTATAGAAGTTGCTGTTCCATTACCACCAACACCTGCAGGGCCACCAGAAGTTCCATGACCGCCAGCTTGACTAGCACCGCCACCGCCACCACCCATTTGTGTTCCACCCGCTGATACAGCGTGACCGCCAGGATTACCTTGAGGGGGAGATACAGGAGGAGTATTTCCAGCACCATCAGCTGTACTCGGAGAACTGTTTGCAGCACCAGCACCACCGCCAGAGCCACCACTTAATCCTTGAGCACCACCATATTGAGGTTCTAAAGCACCACCTCCACCACCACCTTCAGAGGTAATAGAAGAAAAAACTGAATTTGAACCATCTTGACCTTTTGTTGTATATCTAGCACTTGGAGCGCCAGCAGCACCACCACCTACCGTTATAGGATAACCTTGAGCAGAAACAGGAAGACCACCAGTAGCAGGAGAAGGATAGTTTACTCTAAATCCTCCAGCGCCACCACCGCCACCATATCCAGAGCCACCAGAGCCGCCTCCAGCAACAACTAAATATTCTACTGTGTTTGATCCCGCAGCATTACCTGCGCCTTGTACTGTAAAAGTAGCATCTGAAGTAAAAGTGTGAACTTTATAATCTCCTTGTGTAGCAATACTTCCGCCAGTAGCTTGAATAAATTGTGCATTTGATTTTCCTTGTAAATCTGCCATTGCAATATCGCCAGAAGGTTGATCGGCCAACGTTCTTACAGCCGTAGCACCCATATTAATGGTAGTAGAAGAAGGGGAAATGTCTAATTCTGTATTAACTTGGGATAAGGATATAGCACCTGTAGGTAAGGTCATTTTTAACTCCTATTCTTTAGTTCATCAATTTCCGTTTTAAGTTGTTTTATTGATTCAATTAAAACAGAAGTTAGTTTTCCATAATCAACTGATTTTGTTTTAATATCATCATCCGCAGTTATAACAACTTGTGGTAAAATCTCTTCCATGTCTTGAGCTAATACTCCAATTTGTTCTTTAGCATCTTGTATATCATTTCTTTTATAGTAAACACCTTGCATTTTTATTACCTTAGATAAAGCATCATCAATATTTTTTATGTCTGTTTTTAATCTTTTATCAGAGAAAGCAGTAACATCATTATTGAAAGTAGCCGCACCAGCACCTGACATATCAAGAGTTAGTGCTGTAACACCAGAGCCACCATCATTACCTTTAAAAATCATGTCTTTGTCAGAAACTTTTGATTCAATAACTAAATCACTTGAACTATTAGTAATATGACCAATAGCTGTTCCACCAGATGAGAAAATTACATCATTGCCAGCTGCATCTAAGATTATATCGCCCGCAACATCTAAAGTTAAATCACCAGATGATAAATCTATTTCTGTTCCATCAATTGTAATATTGTCAATAGTAACACCTGAGTCTGCATCTACGACATCACCAAATGTAGCTCCTGCATTAAATACAGCTTTACCTGCATCGGACATATCTAATTGTAATGCTGTAATAGCACCTCCGCCATCATCACCTTTAAATAAAATATCTTTATCTTGTACAGCTGAAGTAATTACAAAATCACTTGATGAATTTGTTAAATTTGCAACGTCAGTATTACCAATTTTTAAATCAATTTGGTCATCGGTGTCAGCAGTTATAGATGTATCTGCATCAGCGTCTAGTATTAATTCTTGACCTTGAAGGTCTATTGATCCTGCCAAAGAAAAAACATCATACCAGTTTGTGCCGTCTGTTGAAACAAGACGAGTTGTGCCGTTAGCTATTGAAAGTGTGTTACCTGAAGCACCTAATCTGCAAGTCATTGCGTAAGGACCAGAAGATCCTGAATCAGTCGTTGCGTTTGTAATTAAATAAACTTTTTGTGTAGCTGGGAATTGAGCTATTCTTACTGCACCATGTGCACCCGTTAATCTTATGTGAGCATTTCTTGCTTGGTTATTTGCTTGTGATTGTGGACCATCAGCGTTTGTAAGTGTTGTTACAGCAGCATCGCCACACGCAACATTAACTACACCAGCTATGGAAAATTCTAAAGACTGAGAAAAGTTGTTGTTTGTAATAGTTCCCCAAGTACCAGAATTTGCTCCTGAAGCTTGAAGCTCTATCCTTAAACTTGTTGAATATGTCGAACTCATTTTATTTATCTCCTATATAATTATTATTAGTTAAAATAAAGTTTGTCAAAACTTTTATGCAGCTTTATGGACTTCCGTCCAACTTATTGCTGAGTTAGAATCATCTACTTGGTTCCAAAAAGTACCTTGTAGAGTTCCTGTGCTACTTGTAACAGAAACGCCAGTTGGTGTAAAGCTAACATCTGTACGAATATTTAATACTCCAAAAGATACCGTGGCTGATACACTAGGTGCTTCATAGATAGTTTCTTGCGTTTCATCTCCTAAA